GTTACATACACTCCCGGATTAACTGAGTAGGAGATCGAGGAGTAAGGGATGTTACTCTTTACAATCGGTCTGAACTCGATCATATCCGGATACAGAGTGCCTGCCTTGTACTTTCTCAGTTGTCTCTCCAACAGGAACTCAGAGAGGCTGTAGGGGAAGAGCATGAGAGACCAAAGAGCGAGATTGGAGAATCTGGTATCGCCATCTCTAACTGTTCCTATCCACATAGTATCACCGTCAACGCCTGTACCTGCTTGGATAGGATTACCATTATAACTATATCTAGTTTGGTAAGTAAATGATTCTTCGTTCAGCTTATCATCACTTGCCAATGCATTAAATGTACCAAAATTCCAAGTACCACAACGAGCAGGATTTAGACTTAATGTTTGTTCTAAAATAAAAGCACCTTGATTAGCTTTAGATTTAGAAACGATAGAGCCAGTTTCGACACTTGTTGCAGAATCACCATATAACCATTTACGAAGAGCCACTACCGTATAGTCCTTCAAAACAGGGAGACCGGTTACCTCGCCGAAGTCGTTAATTCCGTCGAGACAGAGAGCGTGTTCGATGGTGGGGAGGACGTCTATAGTGATATCACAATCAAAACTCGATACTCCTTCCTGAATTGGAGTAATTCTAAATCCTATCCACGTGCTATTAGGCAAAATATCTGTTGGAATAAATGACTTAGGTATTTTATGAACTCCGTTTTCTAAAGTTAAAATAGTAATGTTAGCAGCATTTTCTTCGCTAAGGTAACAATATTGCAATTTACTTTCTCCTTCAAGTCCTATTACTTCAATATCAAAAGAAGGTATTTCTTTAATATTTAATAGTTCATTATTTCGTTTTACATAACTAAATATAAGACCATTAGAATTTAATACCTTGGTAATATGTAATTTATTACCATTTATATTACTAGTAAAATTATATGTTGCATAGGTCTCCCAAGTCTTATTAGCACCAAACACAACAGGATAACTATTGATACCACTCTCTCCTTCCCAACCGATATTGTTCAATTGGATGTTGTGACCACCTACAAAGTCAATCAACTGATCGTTAAACTCAGCGTGGTTATCGTTGGTGATACCTTGCTTCTTGATGTTATAGTACAATTGAGGCTTGATAATCTGTCCCGGACGGTCAAGATTGAAGTAGGCGATGATCTGATTGATTTCGTCTGTAGTCAGGACTTTGTTGGCGATGAATCCTCCTGCGTAGGCAATCTGAGTTACCTCTTTGATACTCAGATCGCTATACCTAAAACCGTTTACCGTAAATTCATCTATACAATTTACATTGATTCCATCTGTAATAGCATAATCTTTTTCATCTCCAAGAATGCCAATAACTGTCTTTCTTCTATCAGGTATGTTGTAAGTATATCCATATATACCGGTTTTATTTGTTTCTGATGCGCTGAAAGAATTACGAGCATAGACACCCTTGCCGCCCAAATCCCCAATAAAATTATTACTGACAGTAGCAATTCCACTATTTGCATTTATATAATGTATAATACTAATAACAGTAAACTCATTGCTTCCCTCTAGCATCTCAGAGACAGGCTTGACAGATACAATTATGTCGTCTACTCCGTCTGTACATAGCCAGCCTTCGAAGTCGGTTCCCGGCAATCCATATCCACTGCCCTCCGCAAATCCGAAGTTCAGCAGGCGCATGTCGTTCCCGTTGCCGGACAAGTCCTTCAAAACAGCCCGGTCAGGGTCGTCGTTTGTCTTGCCCCAGGTGGATATAGCCATCTTGACGTGGCTGAGTAATTCGGGGTCGATGTAGGGACGACCGGAGCCCGAAGAAGCTACCGGAACTCCCAAGCGTATCGCATTCATGCGAATAGGATCAAGCCCTATCGCATCAAGCTTAATTGGATTTAATCCTATTGCGTTCATTACTCTTCTGATTCAAAAATAGAAGCCTTTACCGGTTCCGTTTCACATTCGATTTTGAGATATTGTCCGGGGATACAACCGACAACCGGACAAGCAAACACTTTTGTATAGCCTCTACTCGGCAGTGGAGAGTAATTCTGCCCGTCATAGCTTATATACACCCAAAGCTTACCGCCTTTTTCAAATGTAATCTGCAATCCTACTTCCGCAGAATTTACCTGAACGGCATCGCTTACATAATTCTTCTCACCCTTCGTAAAGGTTATAGCTGTTTCTTTCATGATTATTCCTCCTATTTTTTTGCTGTTATCACTGTATTTCGTAAGAAATTCGGATACTCTGCCCGCACATCAAAACAAGGACACGCCTTGATAAATTCTGCCGGTTCCACCTCACCCGATCCATCCAGATCAGGTGAAGCATCTCGATGACCGAGCAGCTCGATGATATCATACTCTTTACAGAGCTTCGCTATCAATTCGCGCAATGCTGTTTTTTGCTCGACAGTACGGGTATCGGCCGGTCTTCCACTCGCGTCCATACCACCGATGTAGCAGATACCGATACTATGTTTATTATAACTAATACCGGAAAACCCTTTCGTGTTACAATGTGCTCCGTCAATGGATAATGACCGACCGTTTTCTACGGTACCATTTAAATCAATTACAAAGTTATAGCCAATTTGATTAAAGCCACGCGCCCGGTGCATCCGGTCAATATCCTTAGCTCGCAAGTCTTGCCCGGCACGTGTTGCCGAGCAGTGAATGATGATTGAGTCTATATCTTCTCTTTTCATATACTTTTCCTCCTATAAAATTAATGTTAATACTCCCAACGCCAAACCTCCGCAATCACAGATAATATCCTTGATGGAAAACTCGCTTTTCTTACAATACTTGTCGTATATTTCCTTCAGAATAAAGATCGCAACGGTTATAGCGACCGCTAACCATAGCGGAATATATTTTGATAGCCACATAACCAAATTCTGGCATACTATAATGTGGACCATGCCGTCTATGCCTATCATGGATAGAAGCTTGCCGGCTAGTGCGCTGATTTTATTTATCATATTCATTTTCTATTTTATAATTTATTACTTTTGCAAAAAATGATACACCTATGGATATTTCAGAATTAATAAAAAGCTATAACGCTGAACAAAAGAATGTATTTACAGGATTTTGCATACAACTGCCACTATGCTTTTCTATTTTGTATTTATATATACCAGAGTTTAAATCTCTCGATGTATATTTGCAAATCATATTTACGGCAACTTCTTCTATATTATCCATTTACTTTTCTTTTATATGGTTATGTCTATGTTCTTCTATATCAAAAAGAAGATACAAACTAGAAGCCTTTATACTAATTCTTCCCATATTAGTGACATCGTCTAAATTACTTATATCTCCTTCAGATTACATCCTAGGATATGAACATGCTTTAACTACGTTTCTTCAAGCTTCTGCGATTCTTTACACTCCTTTTGCCATTTTTGGGCTTATTCTCCGCAAATGCATAGAGTATGATAAAAAGCAAAAAGGGAAGAACATAAATAATAGTGTATAAATTCATACTTACTTCTCCTTTTCTATAATCTCCTTCACATCTTCTTTATCAACCTTGAACACCTTCTTTCCAAAGACTCCCAAAGCTCCAATTGCATTTATATTGATCCCCTTTGGTTTCAATATATTGCCGACAATCGAACACCCTTCGATGAAGCATACCAATAAGCAAGAATACACATCAATAGGATATTCGCTATGACTTGCCACAGTGATCATGCAGACCATGCAGACAAAAGCAAAATAAGTAACCATCTTTCCCATAGTAGCGCGAATTGCACGAGAGAATCTGACTTTTTCACCCATTAGCATACTTTTTCTGACACCGAAGAGAAGATCACAAAGGATTACCGCGCATGATACAATCAGCCACGGAATCATATTCTGCAATGACTCGGAAACAAATGCGGTAGCGATTGCTGCAAATCCGCCTGTAGTTGTATGTACTATAGCTTCTTTCATAGCAAACAGGTCAAGTAAACGGTTAGCAATGAAATTAACTCAATCCAGAACATCGACTTGCATGCCGTCAGGTCCCATATAAGGTTTCCTGACCAGTTCTTGACTACAAACGTTATCGCGTAGATCAGAAATGCAGCCCATAGCAGCAGCCAATACCACGAATTGCATCCTACCCATATTTGGGAGAATACAAGCGACATCACCGCGCCGGCTATATGAGCTTTCTTGTGTGCTCCTTTAAAATTCGGGGATACTCCCAATACAATCATTCCGACTACAGAAAGAAAGATCAGGAACTGACTGTTTTCTGTACTTGCATCCAATGCGGCCGGAAGCAACAACAAAGACGGGAGAATCATGCATATACCGAACCAATACCTGTTACTCAGAATGTAATAGGTATCGGAAATAGAATAAGGGATACCCTTTGTCTTGTAAATCATCACACCAACATAAGATGCGAAAACCAATAATGATAGTAGTGTCAAAATCATAGTTTTATCTGTTTATAATGAAAACTCTAGTTTATTCGGATAACCGGTCTTGTAGTTGTAAGACTCGACTTCCTCTCCCGTCTGCAATTCCCGAACTACAGCAATATGCTGCTGCGTCACATTATAGCAATCAAGAGCGTATAACTCTAATGAGTTCAGCATAAGGAGAGCACTTGAAACAGGTATCGTATACTTTACCGCATCAAACCATAAAACGGTATCCAGTCTTCCGGCCTGCTTCTCAATATTGATTGAGTTAACAAGACCTACGCGGTCCTCTTTGGTAAGCCACATTCTCTTTCCTGAGAGAGTGAATGAATTCACAGCGTCTGACTTGTCATAAGCATTAATATCCGCTATCTTCATCTCTTTTAGTTCATCAAGGGTATACTCATGATCAACCAATACGGGATAGCCGCTTTCGTTCTCCCTTATTTCCTTTCCGGATGACTGACCGTCCAGCAACTCCTGCCAGTATTCTTCCGTTATCTCTACTGAACCTTCTTGTGGCTCATCGTAGAATCCTTGTTTCCAATATTTTGCCATAATATTATTTATTTCCAACGCCCAACGGCTATCCAATAAAAGTCATTAGTTCCTGCACCGGTACCGTTTGAATCTCCCACTGTATATCTAGTCCTTACTGTAAAATAACTAATTTGTATCATCGTAATTAAACCCGTAACAATGTTCATACCGTTGCCTGGTTCACGATAAGTAACAATGGGAACATAGGCACCATTATAAAATGCTATTGGCGTATAAACAGTATTAGTACCACTAGAACTTGCTGTCTTGTAACCCCATTGTATCAATAAACCATTGTTAAACTTAGCATATCCGTTCTGACCTAATGATACAGTCATAGCGTTAGACAAGTCTGCCTTTGCCAAGTTGGGAATCATGTTCAGCAATTCTACAACTCTATCTCCTGTAAATCCGCTATTATAATCACTCATGCAAACTCTTTTTTAATCACATTAAACGTACTTCCATCCGACAGCAAGAAACGTCCTTCAGCAACAGCGAATGCCTGTCTCTTGCCTATCTGGGAGATGGCAGTGGAGACAGATGCCTGTACTCCACTATTAGTTGTCCTAAACACAACAGTCTGCTCCCTGTCGAGTCCTTCGTTGGCAACATCGCTTGACACGCTTGCGGTTCCATTTGAACCGGGAGTGATAACGATGTTGCCTTCTCCTTCTTTCCAAGGAATCTGCATGCTCATTATGCGGCAGTCCAGGAAGTGTTAGACGTAACATTGACGGATACAGCAGATCCACTCTGAGGAATAGTAATTTCCGCCGGAGAAACAGACAATGTAGCATCACCAGCAGCCTGTTTGATAGCAATCTGAGCAGCCTGTCCGCCATTGGCCGTCACCTTTAAGGTTCTAATGACCTCTTCGATAGTATCGTTTTTAGGAAACTCCAACTCGATAGAGAAAGGAAATTCCGCAGTAGCTCCCGGGTCACCGGTAATAGTAGCCGCATTGTTAGTCTGAGTTCCATTCGCGCTATACTTTGCAGGCAAGGTAACATCTGTTACGCTTCCCGCCCACGCAAACGTCAACTTCGAAGAGTTTGTTTTACCCTCGACGGTCACTGTTCCTGCTGTTTTAGGAGCAGACATCTCAGAACCATTATCAAAGGAAGCAAACTCAGACTTCGGTGACTGAGTTACCTTATAGGTCGAAGGAGTGGATACACCGACACCGGTCACCGTTACTGTTCCTGTACGAGCAGTACGCCCAGTGTGAGCGTCTGCGCTATTTGCAATTGTCCCGTTACCTGATCCGGTAGACGGATTTAATTTTAACCAACTAGGTTTTGCCATAATACAAAATTTAAATAAAACAAATCAATTAACTATATCATTCTTCCTGCACAGCATGCCATACCACATTGGACAACACATCGACGTTATCCTCAAAGTTGTTCGAAGGCATCAGCCATATGTAATCAGGGTCAACTTTTAGATAAGCCTGTTTACCAACATCACAGACAACCCCTATCGACACCTTCATGCCCGTTGCCGAAGCGGAAACCTTCATCTCATCAGCTTTGGCCGAGACATTTCCAATGCCGTTGACAGCCTCGATATGTACAGATATGCATCCCATTTTACACTGTCTTTATACCGGTATTCATCTTATCTACCTCTACTCTTGTTCCGCCTTCATAGTCGGAGTCAGGAAGGTAAGCCGTAGTCTCCAGCCAGATTTCCCCCGATCCGATAATCTTAGTGTCAACATAGCAGCTGTAGCTGTTCTCATTAATGCGTACCATCTGAGACTTCTCTATCACCTGTGAGGCGGAGAAGACAAAGAAGCGGCATTGGAAGTCCACATCATCCATCGTCAGCCCCGAAGGGAGGTCGATGGAGATTGCCAACTTGATTATTGTACCTTTTGCTCGCATGCTTCTAATAAGATTTTATTCACCGCCATCTGGACGTATGCCACAAAACAGGTAGAGGTATACTTCTTCACAGATTTCACCTGCTCCGGAGATAATTCTACTTCGCCATTTTTATAGATGTTCTGAGCCAACTCCAGTTCACCCAAGTCAGCCGTTTTTTGATACATCGCATTACCAAGCGCCTTGCTGATATCGACAGTACTCTTATTCCCTTCGATATCTGTTACTTCGATTTCTCTAAAGTCTATTCTCATAAGTATGAATTTTATTTTTCAGTTAAACTAACCTCTGTTTCGTCCCATAATCGCTACAAAAAAGTCCGAATCACCATAATTACCATCCTTATGGAAGGTACGCACATGAAAGCTCCCTGAAGCTATATTTGATAACGAGGCAATTGACCACACCCCATGGACAGCTGTTGCAAAAGGGAAATACTCATTCCCCAGATTATGGTTGATAACATAGTCACCAGCCGCAGAACGACCTACGTAACCGGTAGTGCATCCGTCTCCCCAGGACCTCATGACAAACCCATCGCTACCTCTGATATAGGCCGCCCAAAGCACTCCGGGCGCATTCCAAATATCACCGTCACGCTGATAAAACCTATGATTGCCAGCACTGTCGATAGCGTATCCATATTTGCTTCCCGACCCATTGGAAAGCACTTTCAGAGCATCGCCGCCTCCGTAAGTCGTCACCCATATACCGTTACCCTCGTCATTACGTACAAACATCAACGCCTCGGTTGGATTTATCCGCAGGAACTTGCCTCCGTTTATGTTGAGGTAGATATTAGCATTACTTTGCCCTGAAATAGCTAGCCCTGTACTTGTTATATTCCATTCTCCTATTTTCCCGCTATCAGCCTCAATTGTTCCTTTAAATTTATATTGTTGATTTATCGGATCGAGTTCAAAGACAACTTCATCTTTTACCAAAGCGAAAATTCCTGTGCGTTTTTCTCCGTCAATGGTGATACAATCCCTGCCTAACGCAATACCGGTCAGTTTCCCACCACTATCCTTTGTACCGGAAAACATCTTCGGAGATACGATATATTCGCCATCTATCAGTGTCTTATTATTATTCCATTGTTCCACCCAAGGAAGCAGATTCGCATCTTTTCCATCCTCTCCCGGTTTGCCATCTGCACCCGGTTCGCCGTCCTTCCCGTAATGACCAAAGAGACGATAGTTCTTATATTCTCCCCACTTTCCATCCTGTAGAGTACGTTCACAAGTATACTCATAAGGATAAGTTTCCGATGCTCCACGAGGATTATCCACCCACCAGAGCACATCTTCCCAGTATGCCTCATTGGTCGGAGCAATCCCCGAATGCGCCTGAATAGCTACCTTGTATACATTATTGTATTTTACTATGTTACCTGCCGAATAGAATTTTGAGCTACTATATTCAGGAGCATCACCAATGTATTCGTTAACGTATTCGTTTGATGTCGGGAGGTCAATAACATTACGCTTAGACTTTGCAAGCAGGTAAACCTGCTCCTCGGTCTTGGAGTCCGTTGGGAATATGACAGGTTCGCTCCAGGAAGGAGTTGTTTTACCATCAATCACTGCGGTGGAATACCAACAGGTAGTAGGATCGAGCATACGGAACTTGACTCTGTCCTCGTTACTGCTTGTGCTGCCGTCTTTCGTATATACAATCTCAACAAAGTGACTGCCGGCTGTAGGCACTGCAATATCCACCACCGCATTGGTTACTCCACTTCCCTCCCAGGCATGTTCGTTGTCCATGCGATAGGACGTATCAAGGGCTTCTACGATACCCTTGTCGTAGTTCTGCTCGGATGATACATCAATCTCTATATGTATCATCTGATTAGCTCTTCTTGTCGTAAATGACACCCTTTGCTTGTATGTCGAGGAATGAGATGTAGGAGATGGAGAGACATAGTAATCACCGTCTTTTGTAAAGTTACCCGAATACGAGAAGGTAATATCCTCCCGATCCGGAGAAAGGGACCATCCTGCCGGATTTGTACCGGTAGGCGTAGCAGGCTTTCCGAAAGCATACTTATACCGTAGCTCCGTATATTTCCCCGGTAATCCCTTGAATCGTATAGGATCACCCCATGTGCCGGAAGAAGCGCTTGAAGCGACCTTCTGAGAAATCCAGACAACATCTTTTGTTGCGTTAGTGTGCCATCCTCCGCTTGTCCCGCTTCCGGTCGGACGGGATGGTTCATCTTCGCTGTCATGGTATGTAATGAAAACACTCAGGCCATCCGTGCCGTCAGTACCATCTGTTCCGTCCTGACCGTCCGCAACCATCAACTCCCAAGCGGTGCCGTTATAGATATAGACGATACCATTACTGGTATTGCGATAAGCCCAGTTTTTTTGAGGATTGGCAGGAGCGCTTGATAAATCCCCTTTCCACGTAATACTGAGACCGTCTTTACCATCTTCACCATTTATACCGTCAAGCCCCTTCTTCCCGTCTGAGACAACAGCAATCGTTTCGCGGTCGATCAGTACTACTCCCGATGTTTCATTGTAAAGCCGGAACTGTATCTTATCTGTTATCCCGGAGACGGATATTTGCTTATCCGGAGTATAGCTAGTCGCATTCCCTGAGTCTATAATATAATCCATTGAGTAGCCAACCGGCAGAGAGGATACGACAGTAGAAGCTCCGTCGGTCTTCATTACCCGGCAGGATATATTCGAGACATCACTGTTCCCGTCAGCATCTCTCTTTATGATATTGATCGACGGCTGAAGCGAGTAAATGACCGCGTTCTGACCATTTGTTCCGTCGGTCCCATTCTCTCCATTCTCCCCCGGCTTCACTTTGTTTATCGATAAATGCAGGGTACGTTCATACTGAGAACCTTTGTATGTTACCCGTCCCGTTATGGGTATACGAATTACATCAGCCACCGCAGCAGTAATAGCTGTTACCTTAACTATCCCCGTGCTACGATCAGCCGTTGCTGTCACGCCTGTAATGCTACCTACAGAAAGAGAATCAAGAGGAAGCTCGGTTGTTCCGTAGAACATAGAGAATGTTGTTGTGATGGGCAAACCGGATACCACTGTCCCGTCCAGAGAGCAAGCTACAGACTGCATTTCATCGTCAAGATCAGCAGAGATGCTTCCTTCTCCATCAAGACCATTCTTACCATCCTCAGTCATTACATACCATGCGCCATCCTGGTATACGTAGCATTTCTTGTCGGTGGTATTACGGTACCAGTATCCGTTCTGAGGATCTGCCGGAGCAGAAGAGAATTCTCCCATAAAAATGAGGCTTGTACCGTCTTTGCCGTCAGTGCCCGGTTTGCCATCCGTACCGGGCTGTCCGTCTTTACCCGGTTCTCCCTTGAGATTCTCCTTTGCTTCCTCGTCCAGATTATCCCATGTCAGCACCACCCCTTTCATGGAGCATACATATTTGTTTTTCGATGCGTTCCAATACCATGAGATTGCTCCTCCGGCTATATAGCCGGATTTATCCGTTGCAAATCGGGCTGATCCGTCTCCAAACTCTGCAGTACCGTCCGGATATATACAGTAAACGACATGCCCTTTAGAGTCTGTACCTTTGATCATACCATTTTCGCAATAGAAACCCTTAAGCCCGTCTGTTCCGGGAATATCACCGCCCATACGGATTTTCGTACAACCGGCAAAACTTTTGCTGTTGATACCAAACAGAATATCGATTGCAGGCTGTCCACCTTCATCGGCATGCAGATAGATCGCACTCTGA